ATTTTTACCACCATCTGACATCATAGGGATTGGTTGAGGAATAACAGATGCGCTACCACTTGAGCCATTCATTCTTTTCATTTCTTTAAGTGTCAAATTACCGATATTGACAAGCGCTTCTAAATATTTACATTGATTTAAACTAGCATGTTCAATAATTTGAGCAACACTTATAGCTTCATTGTTTTTAAATTCTGTTTGGTCATTTTTAGAATTTAGACCTTTTTCATTATTTGTTAATGTTTCATATTTGTTATTTGGAATTTCACCAGCTAAATTAATAATATCTTCAGAAAGTTTAACAAAGGCGTTAAGCATAACAGATTTAATATCGGGAATGATTCCTGAAAATATATCTTTTAAACTTTCTAAGTATGAAGAAAAAGAATCTGAAACTATTGGTTTTGCTGCATTAAAAACATCAACTATAATTGAACCAATACCCTTTAATGATTCTGATATTGTTGGTTTTGCTGCATTAAAAACATCAACTATAATTGAACCAATACCCTTTAATGATTCTGATATTTTTGGTGATATTTTATCGAATGCGCTTGATAACATATTATATAAATTATCAACTCCCACAATCAGTGCTGATTCTATTTTTGGTAAAATTAAACTTATTTGGTTTGAAAATTTATCAAATATATCACTTGTGAATTTTTCAAGTTCTGGAAGTATTTCGGAAAACTTTTTAAATGCTGCATCAAATGCGTTTTTACCTAATGTTTTCAAAGAAGAAAACATATCACTTGCAAGACTTCCAAGACTTTCAAGACCAGAACCTATAGAATCTGCCATTTTAGAAAAGAATCCTTTGCTTTCCTCTTTTGGTATATTGTCATTTTTGTTTTTGGATGTTGGTTTAGGTGCGGAGACCGTTGCATTATCTCCAGTTTCTGCTCCAGTTTCATCCAATATACCAAACCATTCTAGAGGTTTTCTCAAGAAAGCTGGCAATTTGTGTAATTTACCTTTTATCCAATTCTTTAATCTATCTTTCCAACTTCCATCAGGAGATAATGATTTTTCATCTTCGGTTTCTCCTCCAAGTAACCAACCAGCTAACATATTGAAACCACTTACCAAAGGACCACCTCCAACAAAAGCAAGAACACCCTCTCCTAAAAGTTTAAATCCTTCTCCAATATTTCCACTTGTGAATGCATCCCACGCCATTCCAAATCTTTTTATGCCGCCCACAATAGGCAAGTTCATAGCATTATCAGATATGTATGTTCCAATTTGAGATATCCATCCTTTGATAGTTCCCATAACTCCACCTTCATTTATTTGGGCTTGTTGTTCTTCTTTGCTTGCAGATAAAAATGATGATAACCATTCATATCCTTTTATTAAAAACCCACCCCCTGGTACAATGGATATTAATCCATAAACAGTCTGTTTTAATCCTTCGCTCCAATTACCAGATCCAAAAGCATCCCAAGCCATTCCAAAGCGTTTAAGTGATCCAACTATAGGTATATATAATGCATTATCCCATATCCATTTACCCATGTTAGATGCCCAGCCCTTGATTGTTCCCAGAGCATTAGCATTGCTTAATGCACCTCCTTCAGCAAATGTTCCTTGGGATTCTAAAAATGCTTTTAATACATCGACACCTATTGATAATATAGGACCAACAAATGGAACAAAATTAGCCAATCCGCTCACTATTTCAAGCAATCCTGGAATTATTCTACCAGCCTTAAATTCTTTATAAGCGAAAAACAAACTAATTAATCCTCCAACATATGGAATTCTTTTTAAAGCTGTTAATGCAAATCTTTTCAAAAAGGTCGCGCCTAATAATTTCAACCCACCTATTAATCCAACCTTGCCTAAAACCTTCATTGCATCACCAGCAAATCCCACTTTTTCAAACAATGACGCTATTAAGGTAGGTATAGCTGCTCCAATTAATGCAACTCCACCGACAAGAGGTAATAAAAAGTCCAATAAATTAAAACCTTTTTTCTTATCTGGTGATACTGCAGTTTCTTTAGGTTTGTTTTGTCTTTCTAGTTTAGAAATTAATGTTTGTTGAGTTGTGTCTTCTTTTTGCTTTTTCTGATAAGCAAAAAAAGATTCATTAAACAATGAAAATACTTCTTTTAGTTTTTTCTTATCAGATCCTGATAAAGAAGAATCTTCTCTTTTTTTACCAAGAGAAGAGTTATTAATATTATTATCTATTAAATTTTGTTGAGTATTGGGTACGCCTTTTTCTTCTTGAATTTTTTCAAGATTGTTTAAGATTCGACCTATTGTTACTATGATATCACCTAGCTCCACATAATTATTTAGGATCAAGCATCAAAGAATGCGACATCAATATCAATTTGGTGAACTTCTCCATCAATTTCAACTTTAAGAACTTCAACTTCTTTTTGCTTTATATCTTGTATAAATTCAATAATTTGTTTGTTTATAGATAAAGGAAGATTGTTTACAATTTTGATACGATCTCTTACTGAAATTTCAGAAAATTGAACAGTATCTTCTCCAACGGTGAGTGATTTTATATATTTTACAAGTTCATATGTATATATTTCGCTCAAACTCTTACCGACATCTTTATCAGCTTCTTTTTTGAGAACATCAACACATGTCGAAATGACTTGATTTTCTGCTGTTAATGTCGGTACTTCTAAATCTATTTCAATACCTCCTGTAATTTTCTTGTTTAATGTATGTTTAATTTTTTTCAATTGCTCGACTACACCATTAAGCACATCGTATTGTTTATTTGAAATTTTTATAAAACTTCCCATACTATCAATTCTTAATTGAATTACAATTAATAATTTATCTATAATTTTTAAATCTTTATTATTGGTATTTTCAATAATAATATCATTTAGATTTTTTTGGAATTTTAATGGACCTACGATACCATCAGTTATTGTTGATATAATGTCTTTTTGTTGTTTGAATGTTAAAGATTCAGAATCTATTTTTTTACCAGTTGATAAAACATCAACTTTTATTTTATCATCTTTTAATTGTTCGATTTTATCAAGGAAGTTTTTTACATTATCGTCCATTCTTCTATTTACAAAATTGTATTAAAAATCAAGCGATGGTAAGTTTTTTTGTTGAGATTCTATTTCATCACTATATTTCTTTATATAAAAATTTACATCTTTTACATCAGAATTCATTAAAATATCAGCACTTATTCTTTTAGATATAAAAAATATAACATCTTGAAAATATTCTTTTGAATAATTTCCAAAAAGACTTTTTAAAAATAAAAATGGGTCGTTTGTATAAAAATTCAATTTAATATTTTCCAAAGCTTTATTTTCAAGTTTAAAAATTTTTGTTTTATCTTTTGATAAAATGTCTATCAAATTTGAAAATATTTTAGCTGGTAATTTATCAATAACCATTTTTTTATCATAAAAACTTAAATCTGATAAATTTAATGATACATTAGAAATGTTGATATTTTTTATAAGATTATATATCGGCATATTACCACCATCATATACAAAAGTGTTAGCTAATTGCAATTCGCAATTAAAATCATCATTTTCAAAATATAAACCGCTTTCTATTTCATCAGATAATTCATTTAATAAATAAGATATTTGAAGATTTAGTTGTTTTCCATTGGGATTGAAAGTTAATGTATCATTCACATGATATTCCCAAAATTTCAATATGGTTTTGAATTTTTGATATACATTATCTCCTTCAAATTCATTAAAAAAATCACAAAGTTTTTGATTTTGATTTGTATCTATAATTTCTGCGACTTCTTTTAATTTTAAAAAAGTTAGTCTCATATTATATTAATTATAACTGTTCGTAATTTTGACAAGCAAATGTTATAGATTTTATTTTAAAATCGGTATTGTCGTAATTTAAAGTAAATCCTTCAACCGCTGTCGGAAATGCTTTTTTAAATCTAAATCCTTTTCTAAATTGACCTTTGTTTGTATATTGTTTAATTTCAACCGTTCCTTTTAAACTAGAACCAGTTTCAACCAATCCTTTGATGCCCAATGCTATCATCCAAGGTCTGAAATAATTATGTTCTAAATCTTGATTGGTTTCTAATATATTAATAGTAACATTTCTGCTTAAAAAATCACTTCTAGATTCTAAACCATAACCAGGTAAAAAACCTCCAGTATTACCCATGCTCATAGGCGTAAATGAAGATGACTCGTTTGGTAATTGAACTTCTTGAGCTACCAACAAATTACCATTTTTAATCATATCTCTAGGAGACATTTTAGCTTGCCATTTTTCACCAGCTCGTGATAATACTGAATTTATAGATCCTGTACCTACACCATCAACAGTAACTGTCCAAAAAACAGGGAGACTAAGGCAAAACTTAGACTCCCTGCTAAAAGCATTTAAAAAATCATTTATCTGTACGCCCATAGATATATTTAGGCGAATGGATTAAACGCTAAAATCTTTATAAAAATGATAACTAAATGTAGATGTGAATGATACAATTTCACCAGTGCCTTCAGCAATGTTATAAGTTAAATCTCCGATTTGTCTTATACCAACGCCGATTAATTGTATAGTTTTAACGATTTGTAAAGGTTGTCCGCTTGTAGCACCTGATTCTCTTGTGCAAGGAATTGAAAGAACATCAAGAGTGAGTGTGCTTTCTGGTCCTGGCATACATAAGTTAGCAGTTGTATCTTCGTTATTAAATGCCACTCTGGATGCTTTTTCAAGTTTAGTTCTTAAATCAAGATTTTGATCACAATAAAAATCTATACTATAACCTTCAGCATTTGCATAAGTTGCTCTTCCACCAAGGTTAAATTGCTGACCTGCATAGCTCACAGTCTTATTTTCGATTGTTCTTCCTGGAAGAATACCTGACTTAGCATAAATCAAATCAGTTTCTCCATTCAAGTTGAGACCTGGGAGTGTGATTTGTTTTATTCTAAAAAGGAAATCTCTTGAGAATTGTTTTTGTGCGGCTTGCGAAAAGAAGGTTTCAATATTTGCTGGCATGTAATTATTTAGTCTAGACGCAATAAAAAATGAAATACTATAAAAATTTTAATAGATATTATTGATTTACTGCGGCTATTTCACTAAATAATTAAATGGGAATAAAATATTCATTAAGTGAAAACGATTTAATAAAAATTAAAGAAAATTATGGTAAAATGCCAAATAAAGATCTTTTAAAAATTTTAGACAATGATTGCAGTGTGGGGATTTTAACGCATACTGCGAAAAAATTAGGAGTTCGCACAAAGCGCGATGTTGTTATAAGAGTTCAATTATCTGAAACATATGATAAAATTATAGAAATTTTAAATATAATAGAAGATAAAAAAGCATATTCATTAGAACATGCCACGCAATTAGGGAAACTGCACATATCAACATTTTTAAAATCTATCAAAAAATATCCAAAACTTTTAGAACAATATAATAAAATA